CGAAGTTGCCAAGGAAGCCAAGGACAAGTCCGAAGGTTTCAAGCGCGGCGGCAAGACCATGATGAAGAAGGGCGGCAAGGCCGTCAAGATGGAAGGCATGAAGGCCAAGGCTGATATGGGTCGTATGCCCCGTATGGCTGGCGGAAAGGTCATGTCGTCTGCGGCGGCGACTACGCCCCGTGGTAAATCTTCTCACTACTAAGATCACCTCCCGGATCTGATGTGAGACTTACGGGGGCCGTGTGCCCCCGTTTTGCTATAGGGGAAAGTCATGACTGCTGCTTGGACACGCAAAGAAGGCAAGAATCCTGAAGGCGGGCTTAACGAGAAGGGCCGGGCGTCTTTGCGCGCCCAAGGCCATGACATCAAGCGTCCCCAACCAGAAGGGGGCTCGCGGAAAGACAGTTTTTGCGCTAGAATGACCGGCATGAAGCGCAAGATGACCGGATCTGCAAAAGCTGCTGACCCGAATAGCCGCATCAATAAGTCTCTCCGTGCTTGGGATTGCTGATATGGACAAGCCTTTTTGGGAAAAAGATGCGCCGAAAGATGCTAAAGTGAAGCATCTGGACCGCAAGCAGAAGCAGTCGGCTAAGGCCATGGCTAGGGCTGCCGGGCGTCCCTATCCAAATCTCGTAGACAATGCCGCAGCCGCAAGGGCAGGCAAGAGGAGTTAACAATGGCTGCTTTTACATCTACCGGCGCTGTCAGCCAATCCATTACACGTATCGGACGCTATGAGCCATTTGAGCTTCAGGTTGCTCGCGATCAGATCACATTCCATGCTGAACGGAATATTTTTGCTTACAGCACAACGCCTGCCACTGCTGGCTTGTTTCGCACTGTATGGGAAAATATGGGAACCACAGAATATGTGTTTCCCAGTTCTGCCTTGACCATGCAGCTTGTCAGCGCTTCGGCTGGCGACACTGCATCCATCACAATCTATGGTCTTGATGCAAGTTATGCTGTTATTTCAGAGACGTTGGTTTTAAACGGCACTACCAACGTCCCTACGGTTAACCAGTATTTTCGCATCAACAACATGATTGTCTCTAGCGGTAGCGCGACAAACCCTGCTGGCGTTATTACGCTTTCCAATAGCGGAACCATCTACGCCCAGATCAACACCGCCGTTTACAATGCAACAACGTCTAGCATCGGGCAGACACAAATGGCTGTGTTTACTGTTCCGGCTGGCTACACGTTTTATGGATACCGTTATGGTGCCTACTCTTCATTCAACGGGAACACCGCCAACTACACAACCTATCGTGCAATTACCAATTCTTCTGCGGGTGTGCAGAAGATCATTGTACAGACACCCTTCAACACAACCTATGAGGTAATGCGGCACTTCCCGCTGCCCTATGCCGAAAAAACTGACCTTCGTTGGCAAATTGCCTCAAGTGCCGCAACTGCGGCGGTTGTCAGCGTCAACATTGGTGGTGTTCTTGTTAAGAATGACGGCTCACTGTAAGGCAGTCTGACATGGCAACCAGTGGCACATACACTTACAACCCTGGCTTAGGTGAGTTGACGCTTTATGCGTACAATCTCATTGGGGTTCGTAATACTGCTGTGCTTCAAGAGCATATGCAGTCGGCTCGCATGGCCGCAAACATGATGTTATCTCGCTGGGCCAACCAAGGCGTCAATCTTTGGGCTGTTGATCTCATAACGACACCTTTGGTCAAGGGTCAAAAGACCTACACGGTTGACGCAAATACGGTCGTCATGCTGGACACTTATATCCAGACAGACAATGGCAATGGGCAGCCAATTGATAGGTTGATTTTGCCTATTAGTCGCACCGAGTATGCATCATATCCTAACAAGGATCAGCAGGGTTTCACGACCACCTATTGGTTTGACAGACTTTTGTCGCCAAATGTGACTCTCTGGCCGGTCCCTGATGGGACGACAACTTCGTTGAAATACTATCGGGTTCGCCAGTTGCAAGACGCCAATCTGCAAAACGGCCAACAGGTTGAGATCCCCTATCTGTGGATGGAGGCTTTTGCCTATGGGTTGGCCCAGCGTTTAGCTACGATCTGGTCCCCCGACAAAGTGGCAATTTTGAAGCCTATGGCTGATGAAGCCTACCAAATTGCTGCTCAACAGAACGTCGAAACTGCCCAGCAGTACATCTCACCTGTTATATCCGGCTACTTCCGGTAAGGAGAAGCCATGGGCTACGCTTCACAAGCTGGTAGGGCCAGAACTAGCTCCACAAACCCCCAAGCGCATGCAATATGCGACAGGTGCGGGTTTCGCTATAATCACATCAACCTTCGCTGGCAGTTTGACTGGCGCGGCGCATCTTTGCAGAATCTGCGTCTTTTGGTTTGCAATACATGCTATGACGCGCCTCAAGAGCAGCTTCGCGCCATCGTAGTCCCGGCAGATCCTGTGCCGATTGTGCAGCCCCGTATCCAAGACTTTGTCACTGCTTCGCAGGACACGCGCGTCACATCTGGTCAGAATACGGTCGATCCGGTCACTGGCATACCCATCCCTGGTGGGGATACCCGCATTACGCAGGCTGATCAGACCCGTGTCACCCAGCAAACTGGTGAACCTCCGGGCGGCCTTAACACTCGTCCCGGCACAAATCCCAATGCTCCCGGTGACACGGATCCTGGTTTGCCTTATGATAATACGACCGTTCCAGAGACAGGGCCGCTGACATGAGCGTCGTACAGATTCCCAATTTACCTGCGGCTACGGCGCTCAATGGATCAGAGCAGATTGAGGCAGTCCAAGCTGGCACTTCTGTCCGCATTACGCCTGCTCAAATTGGCGCTTATATCAATATCCAGTATCCGCCCCCAGGGATCACATCTGTTACTGCTAATTCTCCTCTGTCGTCCAGCACCGTTCTTGGCGCTGTTACCATTACGCTGCCAACCGCTTCGGTGACCAATACCTATCTTGGTCAGATGGCTGCGGGAACTGTAAAAGCAAATTTGACAGGTGGTGCCGCTTCCCCGTCAGATGTCACGCCTAGTGCGGTCCTTGACACGTTTGGCACTCAAATTGGCTCTATTTTGTATCGCGGGACATCTGGCTGGCAGGCGTTGACTTCCGGGACAAATAGCCAAGTTCTCACTGCAAATGGCACCACATCAGCCCCGTCTTGGCAAACGCTTTCCGTGCCGCCTCCCAGCATTGGGCCGACAGGCGTCGTGGCCGGAACTTATGGTTCTGCCTCACAAGTTCCGGTGTTCAATGTCCTTGCCAGCGGACAGATTTCTTCGGCATCAAATGTGCCGATTGCGATTTCAGCTTCTCAGGTGTCTGGTCTTGCGCCTTCGGCCACAATAGACACGACTAATGCCAGCAACATCACATCCGGCACTTTGGCCTCTGCCCGCTACGGTTCGACGCTCTCTGCGGCGTTAGATTCGTCTGCTGGGGCAACCCAAGGCAGCATCCTGTACCGTAGCGCAACTGGGTGGACGCAACTTGGCCCTGGAGTTTCGGGACAGACGCTGCAAACTCAAGGTGCTGGCGCAAATCCAGTTTGGGCGGCAGGCGCTGGTTTAGGCACAGTCACCTCTGTGGCAACGGGTACTGGCCTCACAGGCGGCCCCATAACCTCCTCTGGCACGATCAGCATTGCCAACACTGCTGTCACGGCTGGCTCGTATGGCTCTCAATCATCTGTTGGCACTTTCACCGTCAATGCTCAAGGGCAACTTACTTCTGCGTCCAGCACTGCGATCAATGCTGTTGCGCTGACAACGGGGACGATCAGCACTGCCCCCGTAAACGACACCGACATCGCCAATAAGCTTTACGTCGATAGCACTGCTCAGGGGCTAAACTTTCACCAAGCTTGTAACTATGCGACGACTGCCGATCTTGGAGCGGTCTCGTATAACAATGGCGCTTCAGGCGTTGGCGCAACGCTGACGAAGACAACACCATTTTCGACCTTGGCGATTGATGGGCATACTTTTGTCTCGCCTGCCGACATTGGTCTTCGCGTTCTTGTGAAGAATGAAAGCAATTCCGCTTATAATGGCGTTTATACCGTTACCAATGTCGGATCAGGCGCGGCGGGTTGGGTTCTGACTCGCGCAACTGATTATGACAGCAGCGGTTCCGGCACGAATGAAATTGATGCTGGCGACTTTTTGCTGGTTCTTTCTGGAACAGCAAATGCCAACACATCATGGGTGCAGCAAACACCTTTGCCAATAACGGTTGGGACGACTGGTATTGTCTTCCTGCAATTTGGCGCGCAAATCTCTTACACTGCCGGGACAGGTCTTACCCTTGCCAGCAATCAGTTCAGCATCACCAATACAGCGGTTACCGCCAATTCCTATGGTGGCGCTTCTTCTGTGCCGACATTCACGGTCAATGCACAAGGTCAACTTACTGCTGCCAGCAACACTTCAATTGCTATCAATGCTTCTGCCATAACATCTGGCACAGTCACTGTGGCGCAGGGCGGCACTGGCGCAACTACGCTTACCGGATACGTAAAAGGCAGCGGGACAAGCGCATTCACTGCGGCTTCCACTATTCCCAGCACGGACATCACTGGCCTTGGCACGATGTCCACCCAGAATGCTAATGCGGTTACGATCACTGGCGGCACGATCAATGGAACGTCTGTTGGCGTAACTACCCCAGCGACGGGTGCGTTCACAACCATAACGGCTGGTACTTGGAATGGCACTGCTATTGGGGCTGTTTATGGCGGCACCGGCCAAACGTCTGTTGCGACTGGAGACCTCCTCTATGGCTCCGCGACCAACACATGGTCCAAATTAGCGGCAGGAACTAACGGATATGTCCTAACGCTTGCTGCTGGCGTACCGACTTGGGCGGCGTCTACAGGTGGCGTGACAAGCTTCCAGACATCTCTGAGCGGTCTGACGCCTAGCAGTTCATCGACTGGCGCAATCACACTGGCTGGGACGCTGGGGGCAACTTCTGGCGGCACTGGTCTTTCCACCTATGCTACAGGCGACATTCTTTACGCCTCTGCGAGCAACACACTGTCAAAGCTGACAGCGGGAACCAATGGGTATGTTCTGACCCTTTCTGGCGGTATCCCTTCGTGGGCAGCCGCAAGTGGCGGCACTTACACCCGCACAACCTTCACGGCAACCGCCGGGCAAACCAGCTTTACGGCCTCCTACACTGTTGGCTATGTTCAAGTCTATTTGAACGGTGTTCTCCTCAGCCCAACGGATTACACTGCAACATCAGGATCAGCTATTGTCCTAGCCACAGCGGCATCTGTTGGCGATTTGGTCGATGTCATCGCGACTGCTGGTGGAGCGCCTAGTGGGGCAGCTATCAGCGGCACTCCGACAACAAATCAACTTGCCATCTGGACTAATGCGACAACCATTCAGGGCGTCACCAATCTCCCCGTCACGAACCTCAATAGCGGCACTGGCGCGTCCTCCAGCACCTTCTGGCGCGGTGACGGCACATGGGCAACGCCTGCGGGCGGCGGCGGCGGCGGTATTTCTTGGCAGACCGTTCAGACGGCATCCTTCACGGCTGTCAGCGGCAACGGCTATCCAATCAATACAACTTCCAATGGAGTTATTGTCACTCTTCCGGCATCCCCATCTTCGGGCAACATTGTACAGTTGACAGATTATGCGGGAACCTGGGGAACAAATGGGGTCGTAATTAACCCCAATTCGTCGAAATTGAATGGCGGCGCAACCAACGTCTATTTAACGACATCGCGAGAATCCATTGCTTTCGTTTACATTGATGTCACCCAAGGATGGCTTGCCTATTCAGGGATCAATGCCACAACGCCAACCAATACATATCCCATATCCTATCTGTCTGTTGCTGGTGGCGGCGGTGGAGGGTATTCGACCGCTGGCGCTGGCGGCGGTGGTGGTTTCCTAACGGGAACGGCCACATTTACTTCTGGCGCTGTTTATACGGCAACGGTTGGCGCTGGTGGATCTGGTAGCGCAGGCGCGGGCAATACTAATACCGCAGGCGTAAATTCGTCGCTTTCCGGATCTGGTATCACAACAATTACATCGGTTGGCGGCGGTAAAGGCGCGGACGGCGGCGTGAATAACGCTGGCGCAGGAGGCTCTGGCGGCGGTGGTGGTGGTGGCGTAACAGGTGCGGGTGGCACTGCAACATCCGGTCAAGGGTTTGCAGGCGGCACTGGTTCCGCAACTCCTAACTTTGGTTCTGGCGGTGGCGGCGGCGCTTCTGCGGCCGGCTCTAATGGCTCCGGCAATAGCGGCGGCAATGGCGGTGCGGGTGCCGCATCGAGCATTACTGGTTCGTCTGTAACATACGCAGGCGGTGGTGGCGGTGGTTCAAATTCGAATGCTACTAATGGCGCTGGTGGCGCGGGCGGCGGCGGCGGTAGCAGCCCGGCTGATGCTACTGGAACTGCTGGAACTGCAAACACGGGCGGCGGCGGCGGCGGTGGCCGCAACAGTACAGTTGCTACCAACGGCGGTGCTGGCGGCTCTGGCGTCATCATCCTGTCCGTCCCCACCGCATTCTACTCAGGCACCACAACCGGCTCTACGGCTGTTTTCGTTGGGGCTATAACAACCACTACACTGACTGTTGCGTCCGTAACATCAGGTACCATCGCCATCGGCATGGTTCTGTCGGGAACGGGCGTCACTGTTGGGACAACAATCACTGCGGGCAGCGGATCGTCTTGGACCGTCACGCCGTCGCAGACCGTTACAGCAGGAACAAGCATCACCGGATACAGCACGGTGGTCACGACCAGCGGGTCCAATACCGTGATTAAATTCACCCAATCTGGAACCTATACTGCCTAAAGGAGGCACATTTGTCCTACTTCGCAAAGGTTCTTGACGGCAAAGTCATTCAAGTCATCGCCGCCGGTCTTGAGTTTTTCGACACGTTCGTAGACTCATCGCCTGGCTCGTGGATACAGACAAGCTACAACACCAGTGGAGGGGTCCACTACGGCGCGGACGGCCAACCTGACGGCGGCATGGCCTTGCGCGGCAACTATGCTGGCATTGGGTACACCTACGATCAAGCCAATGACGTGTTCTACGCGCCGCAGCCCTACGCAAGCTGGACGCTGGATCAGTCCACATGGCTGTGGAATGCGCCCGTAGCATATCCGGTTGATGGTGAGTTTTATGTCTGGGATGAGCCTACGGTGTCATGGAAATTGGTTGAGGGCATCAAATGACAATATCTCGCAACCTGTCCATTCTAGCTGAAGGCGTCAATTCATCTGGTGTTCTTGGCGTCACCAATGGCGGCACAGGCGTCACGACCAGCACTGGCACGGGCAATAACGTCTTGTCGGCATCGCCTACGCTGACCGGCACGGTGAATGCTGCGGCTATTACGGCTTCGGGCGCAATCACTGATAGCATTGGCAATGTCCGCGAAGTCCCGCCTAATGCGCAGTCTGGCGCTTATGTCCTTGTCGCCTCTGACAGCGGGAAGTACATCAACATCACCACTGGCGGCGTGACGGTCAATGCGAGCATTTTCTCGTCGGGTCAGTCGGTGACTATCTACAACAACTCTGCATCCAACCAGACCATTACACAGGGGACTTCGGTGACTATGTACTTGGTTGGGACTGCCACAACCGGCAACAGGACGCTTGCTCAACGCGGACTCTGCACGATATTCTGCGTAGCATCCAATACGTTTGTCATTACAGGTGGGGGACTAACCTAATGTCAATCTACAATCTTCTCCTTGGCTATGGCGGCGGTAGTTCCTACACCATCAGCAACTCGCTGCGCTTTCGCTCGTCTGCGAGTGCGTATCTGAACAGGGCATTTGGAACTCCGACCAACAACAAAATTTGGACATACTCCATTTGGGTTAAGCGCGGAGTCCTTGGCGTTGAACAAGAATTATTGAACGCAAGCACCGTTAACGCTCAATTTTCTTTTTTGTCAGGGGACACGTTGTATTTTTACGATGGTACTTCCGGCGCTTCATATACGACTACTCAAGTTTTTCGTGACCCTTCTTCTTGGTATCATTTTCTTGTTGCTGAAGACACGACACAGGCAACGGCTGGAAACCGTGTTAAAATTTATGTAAACGGCGTTCAAATTACATCGTTCTCAACCGGAACAGCACCTACCCAGAACAATGCAAGTGCTTTTAATGCGGCATCAGCCATTCACAACATTGGGAGGTATGTGAATGGGGGAACAATTACCAATTACTTCGACGGCTACATGGCCGAAGTGAATTTTATCGACGGCCAAGCCCTGACGCCAACTAGCTTCGGTGCATTCAGTACTGTAACTGGCGTCTGGCAGCCCATCGCCTACACCGGAACCTATGGCACTAACGGCTTTTACCTGAAGTTCGCCAGCTTCGGCACTGCGGCAGCGCTTGGCACGGACTCGTCCGGCAACGGCAACACATGGACCGTGAACAACATCAGCGTCACTGCTGGAACGACATATGACCCCATGCTGGACTCGCCGACGCTGACCAGCGCGACGGTGGCGAATTATGCGGTGCTGAACCAGCTTGGTAAGGCTTCAACGGGCGTAGTCACAAACGCCGACCTTACTTTTACAAATTCATCTGCCACAACTTACCCGGCCATTGGCGCAACCACTTTTGTTTCTAGCGGCAAATGGTATTGGGAGTCAGTTGTGTCGGGTTCCGGCGCTTTCGAAGTTACAGTTGGAATTTCAACCTTAAACACGTTCACATCCACTTCGTTCAGTGGAGGAAGCCCGCTCTCCGCCTATTGGAACTCAGCGCAGGGGATTGGGAAAAATCAATCATATTTAAGCGCAACACCGACATTTACTTATGGCGATGTCATCGGCATCGCGTATGACGCTGACGCTGGGACGGTGACGTTCTACAAAAACAATACGGCGCAGACGCCCGTTGTTACCGGCGTGACCGGAACATACGCGCCCGCGATTAGCATCAACTACTATACGGTGCCAACTATTGACATCAATTTTGGTCAGCGACCATTCACCTATACGCCCCCGTCTGGCTTCGTCCGCCTGAACGCCTACAACCTTGCAACGCCCACTATCGCAAATGGTGCGCTGTACATGGCGGCGACGACGTATGCGGGCAACAGTTCAACTCAGACAATTAGCAACGGGGCGAACACAACTACCAATGTTGTGTTTAGGCCCGATTTAGTTTGGGTGAAGGACCGTACTTCAGGAGGTAACAGCCACAACCTTTCTGACATTATTCGGGGGGCAACAAATGGGCTTGCATCTAATTTGACCGTTGCAGAATATTCCATTCCCGCGTTTGCCTCCTTTAACTCCAATGGATTTTCGTTGTCTACAGGATCTGGTGTTGGGCAAGTAAACACAACTGGCGATAACTACATTGCATGGCAGTGGATTGCTGGCGCTGGCTCGTCCTCATCCAACACCAATGGCTCTGTTACTAGCACGGTATCTGTGAGCCCAACATCTGGGTTTAGCATAGTAACATTCACAGCGCCTGCATCTGGCAACTTTACAGTTGGTCATGGGCTTGGCATAACGCCAGCAATGGTTATCGTTAAAAATCGTAACGGTGGCTCGTTCAGTTGGTACACATGGCATCAATCATTTTCTTCCGCGACTAATTCATATGTTATCCTTAATGGGACGCAGGCAGTAGATAACACAACTTACAATATGTGGGGCGCGTCAGGAAACAACAGTTCAACGCTGGGCTTTACAGTCGGGACCAGCACAATTGCCAGTTCCGCTGAAGTCGCCTACTGCTGGTCCGCAGTCGCTGGCTATTCCGCATTTGGCAGCTACACCGGCAATGGCAGCGCGGATGGGCCATTTGTGTACACGGGCTTTAGGCCAAGGTTCGTGATGATCAAACGCACTAATGATATTAGCGATTGGACTCTGCGCGATACATCTCGTGACACTTACAACGCAGCCACTGCCGGTTTATTCGCTGATCTTGCTAGCGCCGAAAGCACTCAAGCTGCCATAGACATTTTGAGTAACGGCTTTAAATGCCGTGATGCGGGCGGCGGCGCGACAAATGCCAGTGGAAGCACCTACATCTACGCAGCCTTCGCCGAGAACCCATTCAATTATTCTCTGGCAAGGTGACATCATGGCTGGGGATGCTATATCTAACAATGCACCGACAAACGGTGCCAAAGCTTCAACGCAGGGGGTATAGAAATGGAAAACGTAAACGTGAGCATCACAATGACTGTGGCGCAGTGGAATGTTGTGATGGGGGCTTTAGGCCAACGTCCCTTTGCTGAAGTTGCCGATATCATCAGCAACATCAAGGCGCAGGCTGACGCTCAATTGGTTCCCAAGACCAACGAAGTTTCCGAAGCTTTGCCTGAGGCTATCTAAGGAGAAGGCGGCGCTATGGACCAGACAACCATCAATCTGGCCATTAGCGCCGCTCTTGCAGTAGCTGGATGGTTTGCCAGGCAACTATGGGAAGCCGTCCAGTCACTCAAATCTGACGTTCATCAAATTGAAGTAGATCTGCCTGTAAACTATGTCCGCAAGGATGACATGGACAAACGCATGGATCACATCGAGACGATGTTTCAGCGCATCTATGACAAACTGGATGGGAAGGCTGACAAATGACGACGCCAGAAGAAAGGCAAGAGAAGATTGCCCTTGAGATGGCTGCCAATTCCAGTAAGGGGGCTTTGGTCGAAAAGATTGTCTTTGCTGGTGTTCCAATTTTGTTCTCTTGCGTCGTCTATCTGATGAACGCCCTATCCAGTGCCAACAATGAAATCATCCAGCTTAAGTCCAAGATTGCGGTCGTTGTGAATGCCGACAACAAGGCAATTCCGCCGCAAGGGACAACCATCGACATGGCCCAGATCAGAGAGAATTTGAGCGAGCAAATTGCTAAGGTTGAAAAAGAAAGTGCCTTGGCTCGCGCCGCCATGACCTTAGACCGTGAGAAGTCAATGTCAGCTATCGAGAAATCTCGTATGGACATGGCGACAGATGCTGCGCAGGCTCGCGCATCTATCCGTTTTGACATGGCCCAATTGGTCGCTGCGCTGGACAAGCGGGTCACGCTGCTCGAAAAGGGGAAGTAGGATGGACTTACTGAAGCAATTTGGCCCTCTGCTCAGCCAGGTCGCCCCTACCATCGCAACTGCCCTTGGTGGTCCACTGGCTGGGGTTGCCGTCAAGACGCTTTCTAGCGCTCTCTTTGGTCATGAGGACGGCACTGAGGAGCAAATATCAGAGGCCATGTCTAGCGCCTCCCCTGACCAGCTTGCTGCCATCAAGAAGATTGATGCAGACTTTAAGGTCCAGATGAAGTCCTTAGACATTGACCTTGAGCGTATTGCTGCCGGTGACCGTGATAGTGCTAGGCAGATGCAGCGCGAGACCAAGGATTGGACCCCTAAGGCTTTGGCCTTCTTCATCACGTTTGGATTCTTCGGAGCCTTGATCTGGATCATGGTGTTCGGAATCCCCCAGACGGGAACGGAAGTTCTTTTGATGATGCTGGGATCGCTCAGCACCTCATGGACCGGCGTTGTGCAATTCTATTATGGCTCGTCTGCTGGCTCAAAGGCTAAGAACGACTTGCTCGCTGCAAAGGACAAATGACATGAACGAGAATTGGGATGACAGTTTCGCCGCCGTTTTGAAGCACGAAGGTGGCTTCGTGAATCACCCAAAAGATCCAGGCGGCATGACTAACCTTGGCGTCACCAAGGCTGCCATAGAGGCTTACCTTGGCAGGACTGTCGATGAAGCTTTCATGCGTTCTCTGACACCAGACAGCGTAAAACCTTTCTACAAGTCGCAGTACTGGGACAAAATCAAGGGTGACCAGCTTCCCTCCGGGGTGGACTACGCTGCCTATGACTTGGCAGTAAATTCTGGGGTTAGTCGTGCAGCTAAGTATCTTCAGGAAATTGCTGGGGTAGTTGCTGATGGCATGATTGGCCCCAAATCCCTTGAGGCAATCAAAGCTTGCAACCCGGAGCAGATGGTGACCGCCCTGTGCGATATGCGCTTGGACTTCCTCAAGCGTCTGCCTACGTTTGACACGTTTGGCAAAGGTTGGAGCCGCAGGGTTGCGGAAGTAAAAGACAAGGCTTCTGGCATGGCATAAAATTTTAGGTAGTGGTATAAGGGGAGGATCACGGGGTTAACCATGACCACAGGCCTCACCTATTCCCAGTATGTCACCCAGATCGCCACAATGGCTGTTGTGGCTGAGACTGATCCTGCGTTCGTGATTATCTTGCCCCAGATGATCACCTACGCCGAAAATCGGATGTACAGGGATCTTGATTTTCTCTTTACGTCCATCTCTACCACTGCTTATGGGCTTACTGCTGGGAACCGTATCATCTCTGTGCCTGCTGGAGTGCTTGTCGTTCCAGAACAGATTAACGTCTTGACGCCTAGCGGATCTTCAAACCCAGATACGGCTACCCGTGTGCCGCTGTTGCCGACCACTAAAGAGTTTTTGGATGCTGTCTACGGCTCTGGCGCTACAGCTAACCGTGGCGTACCCCAATACTTTGTGCCGTTCGATGACTACACGTTCTTGGTTGGGCCGTATCCTGATGCAAGTTATACCTGTGAGATCGTAGGCACATATCGCCCCGACAGCTTATCGGCCAGCAATACGACGACTTTCATCAGTCTCTATTTGCCGGATGTCTTCATCATGGCCAGCATGATCTACATCAGCGCTTATCAGCGCAATTTTGGTCGCGCCAATGATGATCCGCAGATGGCTATCACCTACGAAAGCCAATATCAAGCTCTGCTCAAGTCTGCTATGGTCGAAGAAAATCGCAAGAAGTTTGAGGCTGCGGCTTGGTCTTCGCAGTCGCCTTCGCCTGTTGCTACTCCAAGTAGGGGCTAACCTATGCCCCATCAAAACCTTAAGCTCATCCCTGGAATTGACGTTAACAAAACGCCAGCGCTCAATGAAGCGGCTATTTCGCAAAGCCAGCTTGTCAGGTTTATCCCTGACAGAACACTGGGCGGGCTTATTCAGAAGCTTGGCGGTTGGACAAAGTTTTTCCCCAACTCCATAAGTTCTATAGTGCGGTGCTTGTGGGCTTGGGAAGACACCAACTCCATTTCTTATCTTGGCATTGGTGCAGAAACGTCTCTTCAGGTTGTCTCTGCTGGTGGCGCAAACACCATAACGCCAACACGGACGACAGTTAATGTTGCGGTCAGCGCAGCAACTACGTCTGGCTCAAATGCTGTAGTGATCACAGACACTGGCCGAAACGTATCAAATTACGATGCTGTTGATATTCAAACGCAGATCAGCGTTGGCGGTCTAATTTTGTTTGGCCAATATCAATGTTATAATCCTGGTGGGTCAGCCAACACCTATACGATATATGCGACTGATTCTGTGGGTAACCCTGCATTAGCAACATTTTCAACGACGACTCCAATAACCGTGACCGGATCTTCTGGAACAGGTTCTGTTGCTACCCTGACTTTTGCGGGTGCATATGTTTTTCCTGTGGGAAGCTCTATTACTGTGGCTGGGATGACTCCCTCTGGGTACAATGGTTCTTATGTTGTCACGGCATCAGCGGCTGGCAGCGTATCCTATGCCAATACAACAACAGGCGCACTATCAGTTGCTGGGACTATTTCTAACACAGGCCTTGTCCCTAAATTTTCTACGACTTCTGGTCAAGCCAATGTATCGGTGACCTTGAGCAATCATGGGTATCTTCAAGGGGATGCATTCCCTGTCTTGGTCGCGACGACCGTTGGTGGGATTACGCTTTACGGTAGCTATACCGTTTCTAGCGTCACATCTGCGAGTGTTTTTGTCATAGGGGCCACAACCTCTGCGTCATCGACAACAACTGGCTATCTAAATGGTGGCCAAGCCCACTATGTTTACCAAAAAGGTGTTGGCCCCCTTCCATCTGGAACTGGATATGGCATTGGAGGTTATGGGCTGGGAGGCTACGGAACGGGCGTAACGCCTACCGGAAGCGCCGGGACCACCATCACGGCAACTGATTGGACCTTGGACAATTGGGGGCAAACCTTTGTTGCATGCCCATTGAATGGCCCAGTTTACACATGGACGCCTAACTCTGGCCAAATCATTGCTCAAGTTATCCCAGAAGCCCCGACAGTCAATGACGGCATGTTTGTGGCAATGCCGCAGCGGCAGATTATTGCTTGGGGTTCAACCTTCACAGGGATTAAAGATCCCTTACTGATCCGCTGGTGCGATGTTGATAATTACAATCAGTGGGCAGTAACTGTCACCAACCAAGCTGGCGATTACCGCATTCCCAAAGGCTCTCGAATTGTCCAATGCCTTCAAGCTGGTCAACAAGGCCTGATTTGGACTGACCTTGGCATTTGGGCCATGCAGTATGTCGGCCCTCCCTATGTCTATCAATTCAACGAGCTTGGCACGGGTTGTGGCCTTATAGGACGGAAAGCGGCTGCATCAGTCAATGGTGTCGTTTACTGGATGGGCCAAAGTCAATTTTACAGGTTGTCTGGAAACGGTGTTGAGCCCATCCGTTGCCCGGTTTGGGATGTTGTCTTCCAAGATTTGGATACGACGAACCTTGATCGCATCAGAGTTGCCCCCAACTCCCGCTTTGGCGAAATTACATGGTACTTCCCAACTTATGGGAATGGCGGCGAAAACGAAGGCTATGTAAAATACAATTATGTCCTTGAGCAATGGGATTACGGGTTCAATTCGACATCTAATCCCTATGTGGCAAGGACTGCTTGGATCAACGAATCGGTCCTTGGGCCTCCGATTGGAGCTGCTTTGAACAACTACATTTACCAGCATGAGACTTCAACTGATGCTGATGGCGTTGCCATGAACTCATATTTTCAGACTGGCTACTTTGTTCTGTCAGATGCTGATGTGAAGATGTTTTTGGATCAAGTCTGGCCTGACATGAAATGGGGATACTATGGCGGCGCTCAAGCTGCCAACATCCTATTAACT